CGGGTTAGCGCAATCCAAGCCCTGCAGCGCATGCCGGATGTCTACATCGACCGCTACATGACCCGCCCGAAGCTGCCGCCGACTGCGGTATGGGTGGCTGTAGCGATTCCGCCGAACTGCCAGAAACCCGCCATCAAGTACCCGGAAAAGAAGGGCGGCAAGAGGATCAACCAACCGAAGGAAACCGCATGAGCGAAGTCGTAACGCTAGGCGACTGCGTTCTCTATCACGCCGACTGCCGTGAGGTGCTGCCTACGCTTGGGCGGTTTGATGCGGTGATTACTGATCCGCCGTATGGGATCGGGGCGTCGTCCAAGAAATTCATAAATGGAACATCCAAGACGATCAAGGATTATTACGCCGATGTTTGTTGGGACACTGCGCCGCCTGATGGCGAATTGATTGAGGCCATTATCGGCAAAGGCGATGTGACGGTGCTTTGGGGCGGCAACTATTTTGACCTGCCGCCTTCTCGGTGTTTCTTTGTTTGGGACAAAACTATTCACGGAAACAGCTATGCCGACTGCGAGTTTGCGTGGACTAATCAGGACGCTAACGCACGCATCAAGGCGTTGAACATGGTGGCGGCGAATCAGGATGGTCGCGTTCATCCAACGCAAAAGCCGCTTGAGTTGATGCGCTGGTGTATTGCCCAAGTCAAGAACACGCCACAGACCATCCTAGACCCCTTCATGGGCAGCGGCACCACAGGAGTCGCCTGTGTCCAGCTAGGCCGAAAGTTCACGGGAATTGAACGCGAACGCAAGTATTTCGACAGCGCAGTCGAGCGCATCAGCCGCGCACAAGCACAGGGCCAACTTATCCCCCACGAACCACCGCAACCGAAACAGGAGGCGCTGATATGAGCCAAACAGACCGCATTGGAAAGCTGCTGCTGCGCAAGTCCGGCGCTACAGCGATGGAGATCATCGAAGCAGGCAAGACAACCTGCCCGCACAAGCGCATGTCCGAACTGAAGGAGCGCGGCTGGACGATCTGGCGCAAGCCTGTGCCCGGCAGGAACTACGGGCGGTATTTCGGCCTGGAGCCGGGTTGCTACTTCGAGGAAGCTGGCAGGCGGGATCGGAAGGCGCTGAATGTTTGAACACAGGTTGTCCACAGGTTGCGAAGCGGCAAAACACAGCTTGTCCGTTGCAGTTTGAGACGAGTAACTTCAAACTAAGCCATCGCAATCAAGAAACTATCCACATGGCACGCATCAGGACAATCAAGCCGGAATTTCCGCAGAGCGAGAGCATGGGCCGCGTTTCTCGCGAGTCGCGCTTGTGCTTCATCCTGCTGTGGACCATTGCAGACGATGCCGGGAGGCTTCGCGGGAATTCGCGAATGCTCGCGAGCCTTCTGTACCCGTATGACGACGACGCGAAAAGCAAGATCGATACGTGGCTGACTCAACTTTGCGGGGAGGGCTGTATAGCCCGGTACGAAGTTGATGGCACCAGCTACATACAGATCATGAAGTGGTCCGATCACCAGAAGATCGACAAGCCAAGCGCGTCTAGATTGCCGTCATTCGACGAGGATTCGCGAGTAGTCGCGAATGTTCGCGAGGCTTCGGCTACGGACCTAGGACCTAGGACCGTGGACCTAGGAAAGGAAGGGAATGGATCTGGCGGCGAAAAACGCCGCACCAGACTCCCTGCCGATTTCTATCCCGACGCGACCGGGATAGCCGCCATCGAGAAAACGGGGCTGAGTCTGGCTGTAGAGCTGGAGCAGTTCAGAAACCATCACGCAGGCGTAGGCAGTGTGATGCTTGATTGGCAAGCTGCATGGCGGACATGGGTTGGCAAGGCGCTGAAGTTTCAGCCGACCAAAACCCGGCAGTCGTCGCAAGCGCAAACCATCGAAGCACTAACCGGCGGCCTTGCGTCTGCCAAGGATTACCCCAATGCACTCGCCCTTACCTGACAACTGGATCGACGCCCTGTTTGCCCGCCTGACGGGGCTGTACGGCAACCGCTTCACAAACATGTGGACCGGCATCGATGCGAATTTGGTTCGGACAACGTGGGCCGGTGAGTTGGCCGGAGTCCGCCCGGAATCGATCAAGTACGCGCTTGAACACTTGCCGGCAGAGTTCCCCCCATCAGCCCTGCAGTTCAAGGCTCTATGTCTGCAGAAGCCAGTAGCGGAAGCCCCGAAGTTGTCAAACGACACGCCAGCGCATCCGAGTGTGCGTAAGGCTGTGGTGAATGGCCTGCAGTTGGGCGAACGTCATGGCATGAAGGATTGGGCCGAGACGCTGCGCCGTAGGCATGTCGCCTGTGAGAAGTTGAATGCAAACCAGATCCGTTGCTATCGGGCCGCGCTTGGAATGGACAAGGTGGAAGCATGACCCGCACCTATGCCCTGCATCGCCTGCTGGCCCTTGGTGGCCTGACGCACCGCGAGATTGCCGAGATTACCCGCTGGCCGCGCCGGAGCATTGACACGGCATTGCGCAGGCTTGCCGAGGCTGAACAACTGGAACGCAAGGGCAAGCCGCGGAATTACGTTTACGAACTGAAGGCAACGACATGACCAAAACCGAAATCATCTCAGAGCTACGCAGGAGCGCGGCGGAGGATGCGGACCCTTGGCAAGGCATAGATTTGGATGTATTTCTGGAAGCTGCTGACTGGCTTTTTGATGATGAAATATTGCGAACAAAAAGTGATGTTTACGTTGGCACGTTTTACCTGCTGATCGCCCACGCACTGGAGGACGAATGCGCCGCTATCTGATTTTGGAGCTAGAGCTATCCAGCGACATCCCCGACATCGCCGACAAGGTAGCGGGCAGGGCATGGACGATTAGCGGGGTGGAAAACGCAAATGTACTCACTGACGATGGAGCAAATCTCCGCGCACCTCGCATGGCTGCGCACGATGGACCCGGACTACGCCAAGTGGGCGCGGGCGAATTACGTGGCAATCTTGGTGACGCCGTTTAAGCGATGAGCATCCACCGCTACGCCACCCGTCAGGACGGCAATCATCGCGCCATCGTCAACGCACTGAGGGCAGGCGGGGCGATGGTGTACGAGATTCGCAGGCCGGTGGACATCCTCATCGGCTACGCGGGAAAGACGGCGCTGGCTGAAATCAAATCGCTGGACACGCGATATGGGCGCAAGGGGCTGAACGACAACCAGCGCAGTTTTGCCGAGACATGGAACGGCGGGACTTTTGCGACGCTGACGGACATCGAAGGGGCGGGCAGGCTTTTGAAACTGATGGGGGAAGCATGAGCGAGAAATTTGACGGGCAAGCAATTCTTAGTTTGCCATTGACTGAAAACGACAGCGGCGCAAAAACCGTTCGCGGTTACTTGGTGGCTTTGCTGTTGGAACTGTGGAGAGAAAAGGAAGGGTTCGACGGGAAGCGGCCATTTGGCAATAGCGGTTGGGAGTTTGATATTTACAAACCACTGATCGCCGCAAAAATTATTAAAGGGGCGCTAGATAACGATGCCTACATCCTTCACGTTGATTCGGCTGCTGGAGATCGGGCTATCAATGCTGCGATTTGCGCATTGATTCATGAATGACAGACACAGAGGGCGCTGCAAGGCTGCTGGCGCTGATGGAAGTTAGTGAGGGCTTACTATGAATGACACAGTGCGTAAACCTGGGAAACCGAAAGGCTCGCCGAAGTCGGGCGGCGGGTCGCGCAAGGGTATCCCGAACAAAAGCACAGCAAACGCTCGGGAAGCCATTGCACGCTTTGTAGACGGCAACAGCGACCGATTGCAGGGATGGCTAGACGAACTAGCGGCAGACGAAAAGCACGGCCCCAAAGCGGCGCTAGATGCCTTTATGGGGCTGCTGGAGTATCACGTTCCGAAGCTGGCGCGGACGGAGCATACGGGCGAAGGCGGCGGGCCGCTGCAAGTGGTGATCCAGCGATTCTCTGATGCCTGAGATTAGGCTACCGAACAAGTGGAAGCCTCGGGCATATCAGATGCCCGCATGGACGTACATGGAGCGCGGCGGGCGTCATGCGGAATTGGTATGGCATCGACGCAGCGGCAAAGATGAGATCGCGCTGCACACAACAGCTTGTAAAGCCTTTGAGCGGGTGGCGGGCTATTGGCACATGCTGCCGGAGTATTCGCAGGCTAGAAAGGCTATTTGGGACGCTGTAAGCCCGCACACAGGCAAGAAACGCATTGATGAGGCTTTTCCGAACGAACTGAGGAAGTCAACCCGCAATCAGGAAATGATGATCGAGTTCCTGAACGGGTCAACGTGGCAGGTAGTCGGCTCGGACAACTTCAATAGCCTAGTCGGGGCGACTCCGGCAGGCATCGTCTATTCTGAATGGGCACTAGCAAACCCGTCTGCGCGCATCTACCTGCGGCCAATCGTTGCGGAAAACAACGGCTGGCAGATGTTTATCACGACGCCACGTGGCAGGAATCACGCCCACAGGACGCTGGCCACCGCCCTAAAGACGCCTGGAGCGTTCGGCCAGGTGCTTGACGCCACGCAGACAGGCGTTTTCACCCCGCAGCAGCTAGAGGAAGAAAAGCAGGCGTACATAGACGATTTCGGCGACGACTTTGGCCTAGCGAAGTTCGAGCAGGAATATATGTGCAGCTTTGACGCTGCTAACTTGGGCGCGATCCTATCTCGGGCGATCACGGAGCTTGAGCGCAAGAACCGCATCGGATCGCACATCACGTATGACGAGGATGGCGCGGGGATTGAGATTAGCTCGGACATCGGGCACACAGACAGCGCGACATGGTGGTTTTGGCAACCGCAAGTGGGCGGCTACTCCATCGTTGACTATGACGGCGGGTTCGGTTTGGACGCTGAACAGTGGTGCGACCGGCTGGCAGAGCGCATCCGAGAGGGCGGCTACCGACTGAAGAAGATTTGGCTCCCGCACGACGCAAGGGCAAAGACGTTTGCCGCCAAGCATTCCGCAGTGGAAATCTTCGCCAAGTTCTTCGGCGCGGAGAAAGTCGCCATTGTCCCTATCAGCAAGAAAGCCGACCGCATCAACGCGGCGCGGGTGATTGTCAAACGTGTAGCTTTTTCCGACAAATGCGAGCGCGGACTAGATGGATTGCGGGCTTGGGGCTACAAGTGGGACGAGGAACGGAAGATTTTTTCCAGCGAGCCGGACCACAATTGGGCGTCCCATGATGGTGATGGATTCTCATACGGATGCCAGATAATGCAGCAAAAAATGCCGCCAGAACCGGAAAAAGCCGATGTTTTTGCAATAAAAGGGCAATCTGGTAGAATAATCACCGCGCCTCTAGAAACCCTTTGGGCCGAAACCCACAAACGGACGGAGCGGTACTAATGAGCCTTTTCCCACTGTCGGGCGACAAAATCCAGCTGACTAGCGCGGCGG